GAACGTTGGCTATGTGACAGTTGACGGCGCAACTAACAACGTTTCCTATCTTGCTAACGGTGCTTCTGCTGTGGCAACGATTACACCTGGATCTGCTGGTAACGGCGCAGGCCTTGGTCTTGTGATGAGCGCTACCCAGAACGTCAAGATCACAACTCAGAGCAAGAGTTCGGCTGCTGGCAACGTTGGCGGCATCATCCTCTACTACGTTACTGATCCCCTCTTTGGTCAGCAGAACAACTAATAGGGGGCCGCTATGGCTATGCAATCAGACGTACGGCCAGGTATATGCCCTGCCAACGCCACGACTGTCGTGCTTGAAGGCCGCACCCGTTTAAAGGGCGGTCTGATTCAGTACGGCACGACGGCTACGGTACAGATCAGAGATGGAGCATCCAACTTGGTGGTGTTTACAGCGCCCGGTGTGGCAGGTGTAACTCCGCTGAACATCCCTGATCAGGGCATTATTTGCAGATCCAACCTGACTGTTGTCACCAGTGTTGGTGCAAACGTGACGGTGTTCTATGGCTAAGAAGACCCCATCCCTTGCTATCGGTCGCGGCGAAAAGCTGCCCGTATCCAAGGGCGCGGGTCTGACTGCCAAAGGCAGGGCGAAGTACAACAAAGCTACTGGCAGCAATCTTAAGGCTCCGCAGCCAGAGGGTGGCGCTCGCAAGCGTTCCTTTTGCGCTCGGATGTCTGGAATGCCGGGACCTATGAAAGACGAGAAGGGTCGCCCAACAAGGAAGGCGGCTTCTTTGAAAAGGTGGAAGTGTTAACCGTGGACTTAGCATTCGTTTGGAATGGCGCTCTGTCGCTGTTCGTGGGCTTGTTTGCGTACATTGCCCATGAGAAGTTTTCCGAGCTGGCACGCATCACGATCTTGTTGAACAAGACGCGTGAGGAGATTGCGCGGGATAACGTTACAAAGGCAGAAGTAGATCGCATCACAGATCATATTGACCAGCGGTTTAATCGTCTTGAGACCAAGATAGATCAACTGATTGAGTCGCAACGGAGGGTGTTATGAAGAAACGCAAGGTTAAGCGTTACGAAGAAGGCGGCAAAACAGAGGCAGACTATAAGCGCGAGGGGTTAGCAGCCTCTAAAGGCGACAAGGTTGGATTTTTTGAACGGCTGCGTATGGGCAATATCGATTCGCCCGGTTCGGAAGCCTATTACAAATATGGCGCTGGTCGCGGCAAAATGATTGAAGAAAGCACAAAGCCTGTGCCAGAAATGGGTAGTGATTACAGCGGTCGTGGTGCTACTACACTTAGCGATACAAAAGAACTGCCAAAATCAAAAGAAGTTTCTGAAACTGTTGATTTGACAGAGCGTTTGCGTACAGCATCGCCGGGATCAAATATCCGACGCATGGATGGTGCGGGTGGGTATACATCCCCTGTGGCCGAAGAAGCAAAGGAAGAGCGAAAAGTAAAACCTAAACCCAAGAAGTCAAAGCTTCAAGTGCAAAATGAAATGGCCAGAAGAATGGCCAGAGGCTATGCAAAAGCTGCTAACTCCGAAGCAACTAGAGCAACTGGCAGTGGCGCATCTAGATTTCCAGTTAGAGAAGATTTGGAATACACAACAAAAACTGGCACCGGCGCTTCAGGGTTTAAAAAAGGTGGCAAAGTTTCCGCATCATCTCGTGCTGATGGTATTGCCCAGCGCGGCAAGACTCGTGGGAGGATCTGCTGATGCCTAAAAGAGATCCAGTTCGCGGTATGCAGCCGATGGATGAGTACACCCGCGCAAGAGGTAGCGACATCGCCGACCAATCTAAGATGGATAAAGCCTTAGATGTTGCTGGAAGTGGTCTAGCACTTGCGGGAATAAGTAGCCTTCCAATTTATGCGGCGAAAAGAATAAGCGACGCGAAGAAGAGAACTGAACAAGAAAAGCCTCAAAAGTCTGGCATGGAGCTTGAGATCGAGAACGCTAGGAAAGACCGACGGGTAAAAGAAGAGTATGAGGCGTATGAGAAATCAAAAGGCATGAAATCTGGCGGCAAAGTTAGTTCTGCTTCTGCCCGCGCCGATGGCTGCGCTCAACGCGGTAAAACCAGAGGGAAAATGGTATGAGAAAGCGTCGGAAGTTTGCTGATGGTGGTGTTACTGGCGGCCAAGTGCAGCAGCCCACCTATCCGTTCTATGGCAACCAACCGCAGGCTGGCGGTCAGAGCGGTGGGATGAATCAGACGTTCAACATGCAGCCGCAAGCTATGTCTGGCCCGAACGATCAGATGACGCAGCGCTTTGCCAAGGGCGGACAAGCCAAGGTTAAAACTGTGATGAAAGAGTTCAAGTCTGGCAAGTTAAAGTCATCGTCAGGTCAGAAAGTAACCAACCCCAAGCAGGCCATCGCCATCGGTCTTTCCGAAGCTGGCCTTTCCAAGAAAGCCAAAGGAGGCGAAATGAAAGAGTCAAAAGCAATGGTCAAGAAGGAAGTGTCGTTCATGAAAAAGAAGGGCGCTCCTAAGTCAATGGTCAAGCACGAGATGGCCGAGGCTGGCATGAAGTACGGCGGCAAGGTCAAGAAGATGGCGATGGGTGGTATGGCTGCATCCAAGATGGGTTCAGTTAAAACTGCTGCTCCTAGCAAAGATGGCGTCGCATCGCGCGGCAAAACCAAGGGCACCATGGTTAAGATGGCTGGCAACAAGGGCATGAAAAAAGGCGGCTACTGTTAATTACGGAGCGTGATATGAAGAAGGTTAAGAAAATGGCTTTAGGTGGTTCTTCGTTGGGCTTATTTGGCGGAGCCGCTACCAAGGGCGGCAGAGGATTTAGGCCAACACAGGCAAAAACTCTACCGAACCGTGCGATGCAAGTTTCTCCACAAACCACACAACAGATAGCCGCCCCTACTAGGCTGGGCCAATCTCTTGGCGGTCTTGGTGCTGGTTCACAGGCAGCGCTCAAGCAGTTTGTGCCCGGAATGCAAAACGCATCTCTTGGAAACGTTTCCGGCCTTCAAAAAGTTAAATCAGGATTGAAATCCATAATGAAGAAGGGTGGCGCAGTAAAGTCCGCTTCTTCTCGTGCTGACGGTATTGCCCAAAAAGGTAAGACAAAAGGTAGGATGGTCTGATGAGACCATCTCGCGGCATGGGGGATATCAACCCCAGCAAGATGCCAAAAGCGAGGGTAAAACCTCGTCGGGACAATACTGACTTTACGGAATATGCCAAGGGCGGTTCCGTGCGGTTAGGTAAGCCGTCGGTGGAGGATGCTGTGCGTGGCGCTGCCAAGCGGTCAAAGGTCAACGCTGCTGGCAACTACACCAAGCCCGGGCTGCGTAAGAAGATTGTGTCTCAGGTAAAGGCCGCAGCAACGCATGGCACCCGTGCAGGCCAGTGGTCAGCCCGTAAAGCGCAGTTGGTGGCTAAGAAGTACAAAGCCGCTGGCGGCGGGTACAGAGACTAGTATGAAAGCCCCACAACAGTCGCTTAAAAACTGGGGAGACCAGAAATGGCGCACAAAGAGTGGCAAGCCATCTTCGAAGACTGGCGAAAGGTACCTGCCAGAAGGCGCTATCAAAGCTCTAAGCCCAGCCGAGTATGCCGCCACGACGAAGGCAAAGCGGGCAGGGAAGAAAGCAGGAAAGCAGTTTGTTAAACAGCCCAAGGGTATAGCACAGAAGACTGCGAGATTTAGGTAATGGCATACACCACTTCTACAACGACGTTCAATCCAACCGTCAACGAAATCTTCGAAGAAGCTTTCGAGCGTTGCGGTCTTGAGATGCGTACGGGCTACGATTTTCGTACCGCTCGGCGCAGCTTGAACTTGTTGCTGACGGAGTGGGCAAACCGTGGCATCAATTTATGGACTATCGAGTCGGCAACGATTCCGCTTGTACAAGGGCAGATTACCTATGATCTACCTATTGACACCGTGGATCTTCTGGAACATGTTATTCGAACTAATCCCGGTCAGATTGGCACCCAGTCAGACATCAACATCAACCGAATCTCTGTCTCGACCTACGCGACGATCCCGAACAAGCTCACGCAAGGGCGTCCGATCCAAGTCTGGATAAACCGTCGTAGCGGCCAGACAACAGACGTGCCGGGCGCAACACCGCAGAATCCGCAGATCAACGTTTGGCCGTCACCAGATCAGGGAACGGCACAGACTCCGTACTACTACTTCGTGTACTGGCGGCTGCGCAGAATGTTTGACGCAGGCAACGGTGTAAACGTTGAGGACATCCCATTCCGCTTTCAGGAGGCCATCATCTGCGGGTTGGCATACCGGTTGGCGATGAAGGTTCCTGGTGGTCTGGAGCGCATTCAGTTTCTGAAGGCGCAGTATGACGAGGCGTGGGAGATGGCGGCTGGCGAGGATCGGGAAAAGGCACCGGATAGACTGGTGCCGCGCATGATCACATATAGGTGATGTATGCCTAGCAAGTACGCTAGTGGTAAAAAGAGTATTTCAGAGTGTGACCGGTGTGGTTTCCGGTATCAGCTCAAAGTGTTGAAGACGCTGACGATCAAGACGAAGAACGTCAAGATCAAGGTGTGTCCGACTTGCTGGGAACCTGACCAGCCGCAGCTAAGTTTAGGTCTTTACCCGGTTTCAGACCCCCAAGCGGTACGGGAGCCAAGGCCGGATTTGTCGTACTGGCAGTCTGGTATGACGGGGTTGCAGGCAGACTACAACTCTGGCACAAACATCTTGCAGGATGGATTCCCCGGTGGTGGTAGCCGGATCTTGCAGTGGGGTTGGGCACCGATAGGTGGGTCTAGGGCGAATGATGCAGGGTTGACACCGAACAACTTG